ATTGTATTTACGATAGCGTTGTTTGTTTTATTTTGGTGGAGCTATATGTTGCTGTGTATACCTAATGTCAAAACCGTAGAACAAATCAAAGAAGCACCAGCAATTGACATGGGTATCTGGAGTGAAGATAACCAAGGTAATTCACTGGCTGGTAAAGGTGATAGTGTAGAAAACTATAAAGGAAACTGAACTATGGAAATAAAAAGAGTAGTAACCCAAAAGCCTGAGTTTTGTGAAGATAAAAAACCTATGATGAAAAGAAAGAAGAGCAGTAAAAAAATTATGCCTGTAAATAAAATACGTCAAACTGCTTACGTTAGTGATTTACAGGGACAACAAGGTTATGTTACAGAAGACGATAACGTGAGGTCCAGTTCTTAAAATGGAACCTACAATAGAAAAACTTAAATCTTTATTAAAACAGCATGATGTATATTACGGTTATTCGGACTCACTACAAGAGTACCGGAAAGGTCAAGCAGAACTAGCTGAGATCAAAAGAGTAGTGAAAGAGTTAGGTGAAGCTGGAGAAGCAATTTACAAAGAATTTAGAAACGAAAAATTCACTAAACTAGGACTATGATATGAATGAGATATTAGTCACTCTCATGCTTGTCATACCTTCACCTGATCAAATGGTGGATTGGACGGTTAATGAAGTGCCAACTCAGGTTCAAGTCATATACAAGTATGGCTTAGAAGCCAGCTATAGCTCCAAGCCTGTACCTTGTAATACTAAATTGGAAAATAAAAATCAAATACTATTTAAAGCAAAATCAGACTTTATGAGAGAGTGTTATCTGTTACTTGATCACCGCAATCCTATTTACATTCGGTGGCCTAACCAGTGGTTAAAAGTTAAGGAAAAAAAACTTGTTCTGGATTGAAATATTTTTATCAATATGGGCTTTGGCAGCAGTCAGGCTCTTGGCAATAGGTCACAAGCTTGGTCCACTCGTAGGATGGGTGGGCCAAATTTTGTGGGTTTCCATGTGGATTTATACGAAACAGTACGGCTTCATTTTAATAGACACCGGCCTCGCGTATATCTACTTGGAAGCTTATTTTAGAGGGAAAAGGTAGGTGCTAGACCATTCGGCAACCTATAATAATGGATTGTAGAGCCTCTCACGAGGTCAAAATTTCATAAAAAGGCAAAAATCTATGCTACAGCGTCAAAAAGACCTAGAAGAAGAAATGGTAGCCCTTGGTGTAAAGCGTTTCAGAGAAGATAATAGAAAAGCCAAGAAGGGGAAGCATGAATCTACTACTCCAGCAGGGGTTCAGTTTTTAAGGAAAGGTGTAGCTAGTGTAGAGAAAAGAGTTAATGAATTAAAGAAAAACTATAGTAATGGTACTCCTTATAAATATCCCACCGATGCAGTAGAGAGACTACTTGAGCTACCAAGTGACGTCATATCCTTCCTCAGTCTAAAAGCTTGTGTTAACCACCTCTCTACTCCCGTCAAATTGGTAAAGGTAGCCAATGAGTTAGGGTCTTTCTTAGAAGATGAAGCTAGATTCAGATTCTTTAAAGACTCTAATCCTGCCCTTTACGGTGTGATCATGAGGGATTTGAATAAGCGTACAACTAACTACCGTAAACAGAAAAGAGTCCTAGTCCATTCTTCTAATAAAGCTGGAATAGAATGGAAGAACTGGCTTCCTGGAAATAAGGTCCGGTTAGGTCAAATGATGATAGAGTTGGTATGTGAAGCTACCAAGCTATTTAAGGTAGATCTATACAATAATACCAGTGGTCAAAAAAGGAAGAGTGTCTACTGGCTCGAAGCTACCGAAGAATCCTTGAAATGGATAGATAAGAAGAATTCTATTTGTGAGCTATACAATCCTGTTAAGCTCCCTTGTTTGATACCACCTAGAAAGTGGGATTCAGTATACTCAGGGGGCTACTACACCTACACTAACATCAACCTAGTGAAAACTATGGACCACTCATACCTTGAGATGCTGGATAAGTCAGATTTGAAAGAGGTGAAGAAGGCTGTAAACATAGTCCAAGAGACAGGGTGGAGAATTAATAAAAATATTTTTGAGATAATGGATACTCTATTTAATTCGCGGTCAAGCTGCAAGGTCATTCCAGAGTTCTTAGAGAGGACTATGCCTGAGCCTTACCCTAAGAAGGGAACTAAAGAGGAACAAGTAGAATGGAAGAGATTGGCTTCTCATATCCATGCAGACAATGTTAGATTGAAAACCAAGAGAATACAATTCAGTCAACTTATGTGGACTGCTAGAAAATTTCAAGATGAGAAAGTTTTTTATTTTCCTCATACCCTGGATTTTAGAGGGAGAATGTATGCTAATACAGCATTCCTGAATCCACAAGGCGAAGACTCAGCTAGAGGCTTATTGGAATTTTCTACCGGTAAGCCATTAGGAACTTCTGGATTGCCTTGGTTACAGGTCCATCTAGCTAATTGCTATGGTCATGATAAGGTGTCTTTAGAAGAAAGAGTGGAATGGGCAGAATTTCATGATTGGGCTATCGTTGAAGTAGGAACAGATCCCTTGACTCATAAATGGTGGATGGATGCTGACAAACCTTGGCAATTCCTGAGAGCCTCTATTGAATATGTTAAGGCTAAGAAAGATCCTAATTTTGTTAGTTACCTACCTATTACTGTAGACGGTTCTTGTAATGGTTTACAGCATTTTTCAGCTATGCTCAGGGATCATAAGGGAGGCAAAGCTGTTAACCTTACCATGACTGATGATCCTCAAGATATTTATGATATTGTAAAAGAAAAGGTAATTGAAAAAGTTAAAGCTGATCCCGAAGCCATAGTTTCTCATTTAGATATTAACAGAGCACTAGTCAAACGGCCTGTTATGACTACTCCTTACGGTGCTACTCTTTATGGTATGAGAGAGCAAATATACGAGGAGCTGAAGAAGCAGCTAGACAAAGGAATAACTTTTACTACAATTTCTAAAGATAAAGACTTATGGGTGTTTTGTAAATATTTAGCTACTATCATTTATAAATCTATAGGAGAAGTTGTAGTCTCAGCTAGGGAAGGAATGGCTTGGCTGCAAGAGTGTGCTAGGGTCTTGAGTAAAGACAGTAAACCTATCTATTGGACTGTTCCTACAGGGTTTATAGTGAAGCAGAAATACCTTAAGCCGATAGTTAAGGAAATAAGAACAATTATAAATGGCAAAGTTGCCTCCTTATATTCTGCTCATGGAGCAGGAGATAAATTAGATAAGCATAAGCAAACTAATGGAATAGCTCCTAACTATGTTCATAGCATGGATGCCTGTCACCTGATGAAAACTGTAAATCTTTCTTATACTGATATTCAGAGCTTCTCTGTAGTTCATGATTCCTTTGGTACTCATGCTTGTGATATGGAACTACTAAGTGAAAACTTAAGGACAACTTTCATTGAAATCTATAAAGAAGATGTTCTTAAGAAATTTGCAGAGGAACAAAAGGTTGTTCTTGAAATTCCAAAGTACGGTAAGTTAAACATTAAAGAGGTGAAAGATGCAGAATTCTTCTTCAGTTGACATGGCTAATGTCAACGTAAAAAATGTATCTCAAGGCATGATGAGAGTAGTAGACAGTTTAGATGGTTTTAAAAAAGCTGAGAAGTATGCTATACTCTCAGCAGTGTTTAATTGTTTATATATTAACAAGATGAGGAAAGAAAGGAGTATAAGTGATGTTATGGAAATGATAGGTAAGATGAGGAGGGATTGTAAATTTAAACAGATCCCTGAATTCGGTGGAGCAGAAAAATATATAATAGGAGAGCTATAAATTATGGCAAATAAATTACCAACTCATGTAACACCTGTAGGAACAGCAGCATGGCCTTGGTTGAATACTCCAGATACCAGATTTGATTCTGATGGAGTATATCAAGTCAAGATGATTTTCAACAAGAAGGACGTTAAGGGAATCCAAGGTATAGTAGATCCCTTGATGAATGGTGGCAAACATAATCCTGTTAAACCGGAGCTGGATGATCAAAAGAAAGAGACAGGTAATTATGTTGTTAACTTTAAGTTGAAAGCTAAGGTTAAAACCAAAACAGGAGACACCTTTACTCAGAAACCTGTTCTTTTGGATACTGCTGGTAACAGGGTTATAAATCCCGTAGGAGCTGGCAGCAAGTTAAAAATAGCTTATCAAGCTGTACCTTTTAATCAAGGAGCTGGTGGTGTCACCATGCGTATACAGAAGGTTCGTATTGTAGATTTAGTCGAGTACACCAAGCAAGATGATGTTGATTGGGGTAAAGACGAGGGTAGCTTTGTGGGAAAGGTAGCTCAAGATTCTACTTCTAGTAATGATGAAGACAATGAGGATTTCTAAAATGCCAGATTATGATTTTTGTAGAAACATGAACCAAAAAATGATAGCTAATCGAATTCGTGATTTAAAAAGTGATGATCTGTCATCTCTGGTGGAAAATGTAACAGTTATGATTAATTGTGGACAGTTTCCACATGAGGCATTTCATGAAGTCAGGGCTGTATATAAGTTACTACTAAATCTTAAACTTAGTGCTAAAGAAGATGAAGCGTTCAACTAAAAGACAAAGGTACAGGGGTATACAAGAGGGTTACAGAAGCGGCTTAGAAGAACGAATAGCCAGCCAGTTAAAGGCTTCTGGTGTAACTTACTCTTACGAGACGGAAAGACTCAAGTATATCCCTGTACCTAAGCATTACACACCTGATTTTATCTTAGTGGGAAAAGATAAAAAGATCTATATCGAAACCAAGGGGAGGTTCTTGGCTAAAGACAGAACTAAACATCTTTTAGTTCAAGAACAATACCCTGATATAGATTTAAGATTCATTTTTACTAATTCCAGGCAGAAGTTATACAAGGGTTCATCAACTACCTATGGTAGATGGTGTGAAAAGCATGGATTTATCTATGCGGAAAGGAGTGTGCCTGATATATGGTTGAGAGAAATCAGAAAGGGGTAGTACATGAACCGTGTCCTAAATGTGGTTCTAAAGATAATTTAGGTAGGTATCCAGATGGTCACGCATATTGTTTCGGTGATAGTTGTGATCATTATGAGCATGGTAATGATTCAACTTCTATACCAGATATATCAAAATCCAATGGTGTTTTTAGACAGGGTATTTACGAGTCTCTTAGCAAACGTGGAATATCTGAAGAAACCTGTCGGTTCTTTAAGTATCAAGTAAGTTACGATAACAACAAGAAGGTCCATATTGCTCCTTATTTTAATGCGGAGAATAAGTTAATAGCGCAACAGTTAAGAACTAAAGATAAAGACTTCCCTGTTTTAGGGGAAACTAGAGATTTAGGTTTATGGGGAAAACAATGTTGGACTTCAGGTAAACGTATTGTTATAACAGAAGGACAGATAGATACCCTATCTGTAGCTGAGGTCCAGCGTTGTCAGTACCCTGTAGTATCTATTCCAAACGGTGTAGGATCAGCCTGTAAAGCTATAGCTAAAGACTTGGAGTGGTTGTTAGGCAGTTTTGAAGAAGTTATATTAATGTTTGATAACGACTCTCAAGGGAATAATGCAGCTCGCAAGGTAGCAGAGCTGTTTCCACCTGGAAAATGTAAGATAGCATCCCTGCCTCTTAAAGATCCGAATGAGATGCTCCTAGCTAATCGCGGAGCTGATATAGTTAATGCTATGTTTAGAGCCTCAGTTTATAGGCCGGATGGAATCATAGCAGGAGAAGATACTTGGGAACTGGTAAATACTCCTATGCAAGCTGCCGATATGGAGTATCCTTGGCAGGGACTTAATAACCTTACTTTAGGAGCTAGAAAAGGTGAACTTGTTACGTTTTGTGCCGGAACAGGAGCTGGAAAATCTACCGCTGTTAAAGAAATTGCGTCATACTTCCTCTCAAAAGGAGAAACAATTGGTTATATTGCTCTTGAGGAGTCTGTACGTCAAGCAGCCATTGACTTCATGTCAATCGAAGCCAATGAGATGCTCCACTTAAGGGATAATTTAGAGGAAAAATTTTTACGGGATATATGGGAAAAAACATTAAATACAGGGAGACTTTTTTTATATGATCATTGGGGAAGCATGGATGGCGAAGTTCTCTCCAATCGTATTAGGTACTTGGCTAGGAGTTGTAATGTTTCTTGGATCATCGTTGATCATATTTCTATTATGGTGAGTGGTATTGAGAGTGGAGATGAAAGAAGACTCATAGATAACTTGATGACCAAGTTGAGATCACTTGCAGAAGAAGTAAACATAGGGATTTTTATTGTGTCTCATTTAAGAAAACCAGCAGACGGGAGAGGCCATGAAGACGGTAGACAAATCTCACTTAATGACCTTAGAGGGAGTGGAAGCATCGCTCAACTTAGTGATTTTGTGGTTGGACTCGAAAGAAACCAACAAGAAGAAGGCGAAACAACTGTTAGAATACTCAAAGCAAGGTATAAAGGAAGTTCGACAGGAATTGCAGCGAGACTATACTACGACAGGGAAACAGGTAGACTAAGAGAATGTGAACATATTGAAGAGGCATTTTAAATATGAATATAATATTTGATTTGGAAACGGATGGTTTACTTCCAGATGTTTCCAAGATTCATTGTTTAGCTATGACAGTAGAAGGAGCACAAGCTTCTCAGGTGTTTGCTAATCAGTATCAGTATGATAATTTGGAGGAAGCCTTAGAGTTGATGTCTGAAGCTGAGGGTCTGGTAGGACATAATATATTAGGGTATGATTTGCCAGTACTAAAGAAACTTTTAGGTTGGACCCCTAATAAGGAGACAAAGATAAGTGATACTTTAGTAGTGTCAAGATTAGCTTATTCTAACATGATGACCTTAGATGCTCAGAAAAAATACATTCCTACTAAACTTTATGGTTCTCATAGTTTAAAAGCTTGGGGCTACCGATTAGGGATGTTGAAGGGTGAATTCAATCATGAGGATACTGATTGGTCTAAGTTCACTGATGAAATGGCAGATTATTGTGCTAAGGATGTAGCTATTACTTCTACTTTGTTTGATCATCTATGTGAAGCTCAGTGCTCTGAAGAGGCTGTCAAGTTAGAACATGAATTTGCTTATGTTATTCAAAGACAAGTAGAGAATGGTTTTTCTTTTGATGTTAAAAAAGGACAAGATTTATATGTTAAGCTTCTTAAACAACAAGAACAAATCGGCACTAAGCTAAAGGAACGCTTTGGTAGTTGGTACAGGGACTTAGGAAGTTTTACTCCGAAGAAAGATAACAAAGCTAAAGGTTATACTGCTGGTCAAAGTTTTAATAAGGTAGAGAAGGTAGATTTTAATCCTAACAGCAGAGATCATATAAGTTACAAACTTCAGAAAGATTATGAATGGGTTCCAAAAGCTTTTACACCTAATGGTAAACCTAAAATTGATGAGACAGTTTTAAGGTCTCTCCCCTATCCAGGTTGTGATGAGTTATTTTATCACTTTCTCTTATCTAAAAGAATATCTCAATTGGCTGAAGGTGATAACGCTTGGTTGAAACTGGAGAGAGAAGGGAGAATCTTTGGTAATGTAAATACCAACGGAGCTGTTACTGGGAGGTGTACTCATTCTTTTCCTAATTTAGCTCAGGTTCCTGCTGTTTATAGTCCGTTTGGTAAAGAGTGTAGAGAATTATTCAAGGCATCCAAGGATAAAGTCTTGGTTGGGTGTGATGCTGACGGCTTAGAGCTTAGAGCCTTGGCAGGATATCTAAAAAAGTATGATGGTGGCAAGTATGCTACTGCTGCTGTTGAAGGAAATTCAAAAGATGGAACTGACATTCATTCTATTAATCAAAAGCTGGTGGGTTTAAAATCACGAGATACTGCCAAGACATTTTTCTACGCTTTTATATATGGAGCAGGAAATGAAAAGTTAGGTAATATTTTAGGAACTAATGTGCGTGGAGGTAAACAAGCTAGGATGAAATTATTAACAGGGGTTGATGGTTTACTTAAGTTAACTGAGGCTGTCAAGCAAGCTTACCGTAGGAGAGGACACCTTATAGGTTTGGATGGTAGAAGACTTCATGTCCGGTCAGAACATTCTGCCTTAAATACCTTGCTTCAGAGTGCAGGAGCTATCTTAATGAAAACATCTTTGATTCTCTTGGATAAAAGGCTACAATTAATAGGGCTAGAACCTGGAGATGACTATGAGTTTGTAGCTAACATCCATGATGAATTTCAAATCGAATGTAAGGAGAGGTATGCCAAAAAATTTATTGGACCGGAAGCGGAACAAGCGATTGCGAGAGCTGGAGACTACTATGAATTTGGATGCCCTCTTAGTGGAACGTCTAAAATTGGAAGAAATTGGGCTGAAACACATTAACACATTTAAGGAACTTGAAAAATTATGTTTAGGATTTCATAAGTTTTTACTTTCTAAAAATCCTTATGAGAGTAGAAAAAAAACAGGGTATGATGCGTATAGATATCAAGTAAGAATGTATATTTTAGGGTTATTAAGAAATTTTACTTGTGAACATTGTAATAAAACAGACTTAAAAAGATCTTTACATTTTCATCATATTAACCCTAAGACAAAACTATTTAGAATTTCTAGGATAGGCCAGCGTAATTTTATAGTAGGATTAAAAGAATCCTTGAAGTGTAAATATTTATGTGATGAATGTCATTACCAAGAACATTTAAAGATGGGAGATTACTATGGATACTTTGAGACTATTGATAGATGGAGACATACTTACATACAAAGTGTGTTGGGCAGTACAGACAGTGGTTCATTGGGATGATGGAATTTTAACAACAGCTACTAATGTAGATGAATTAAAAGTTCAAGCTGATGTTATGATCAATGAATGGAAGGAAAAGTTAGGAGCAGGAAAAGATTTTACTACTACTATCTGTTTTTCAGATAGAGCAAATAATTTTAGGCGAAAAATTTTTCCCGATTATAAATTGAACCGAAAAGATAGTAAGAAGCCTCTAGGATATAATCATCTGGAGACTTATCTTAAAGAAGCTTACACTACCAAGACTCAACCTATGTTGGAAGCTGATGATGTTTTGGGCATCCTTGCTACTGATGGAAAGTTTGACAAAAATATAATTATTTCTATTGACAAGGATATGCTTACGATTCCTTGTCAGTATTACAACATGGATTCAGAGGTCATTGAGGTAATTGATGAGAAGCTGGCAGATCATATGTTTTTCTTTCAAACTTTAACAGGAGATTCAGTAGATAATTACAAAGGGTGTCCAGGAATAGGACCAAAAAAAGCTACGGAACTTCTTCTAACTAAAGGGGTTAAGTGGCAAACCATTAAAGATGCTTACGAGAAAGCAGGACTAACTGAAGATCATGCTTTAACTCAAGCTAGAGTTGCTAGAATTTTACGAACTAGTGACTATAATTTTGGAAAGGAAGAGGTAGTTTTATGGAACCCCCTATAACAGACAACAATGACATTGATGCTTACAATTTAAATGATCAGTGGAAAGGTGGTAGTACTAGCATTAGACCTAAGTATTATGCCAAGTATAAGATAGACCCTTGGACTTTTATTATAGAAAATCAATTAGGTATGGATGTGGGTAGCGTGGTAAAATATGTGGTCAGGCACAAAGATAAAAATGGTGTAGAAGACCTGAACAAAGCCATTAAATGTTTAGAAATGATGAAGGAATATTATTATAATGAAAAAAGTTAAAGAGTTTCATAAGAAGATGGAGTTGGCTATTGACCAACCCTTTAGTAAAGAACTATTAGAGTTTAGGATGAAATTAATACTCGAAGAAGTAAAGGAATTAGCTGAAGTTGGTTTTCAATTAGAAGGGAACATAGATCAAGGGGAAACTTATGTATTACTACAGGATTTTCTGAAAGAAATATGTGATGTAGTGTATGTTCTTAAAGGAACTGCTGTTTCTTTTGGTATGGATTTTGATAAAGCATATGCCCTTGTTCATAAAGCTAACATGAGTAAGTATCCTTTTACTAAGTGTGAACATGGTAAGGTATTGAAAGGAAAAAATTATAAACCCCCTGTCTTAGAGGAATGTGTATGAATAAACCTTCTGTCAGAGCACAAGTTATTACGCGGAGAACTTATAATAGACCGTTAGATGACAAGGATGAAGCTTATGAAACTTGGGAACAAACTGTAGGCAGGGTTATAGATCATCAAAATTGGTTGTGGAATAGAGCTGCTGAAACTGAGTTTGGAATAGGTCCAGAATTAAAAGAACTAAGACAACTTCTGTTGGAACGTAAGGTCATGGTGTCAGGCAGGACTTTGTGGTTAGGTGGAACTGATGTAGCCAAGAAGAGAGAGGCTAGTCAGTTTAATTGTGCTCATTTAAAAGTGGAGACTATTCACGATGTTGTTGACTCTTTGTGGCTCTTGTTACAGGGGTGTGGAGTTGGGTTCACACCTGTTGTCGGAACATTATCAGGTTTTACCAAACCCATTGAAGAAATTGAAGTCATTAGGAGTAAACGTACTAAGAAGGGAGGACATGAAGGAAGCAGAGAATCTTTCGATAGCGATACAGGGATTTGGACTATTACAATTGGTGACTCGGCTGAAGCGTGGGCAAAAAGTATCGGCAAGTTGTTGGCTTTCAAAGGGAAAGCTACAAAGCTCGTGCTCGATCTCACTCAGCTCAGACCAGCAGGACTACGACTCAGTGGGTATGGATGGATTAGTTCAGGAGACGGACCCATCTCTAAAGCATACTCAGCTATCGTTCAAATTTTAAATAAACAATCAGGTCAACTCCTGTCTAAGATGGATATTCTAGATGTAATGAACTGGTTAGGAACTGTATTAAGCAGTAGGAGATCTGCTGAGATAGCTTTAGTGTATCACAACACTCCTGAGTGGGAGCAGTTTGCCAGAGCTAAGGATAACCTAGCAGATACTCCTCATCGTAGTCAATCCAATAATTCTATAGTCTTTTGGGAAGAACCTAATCATGAAGAACTCGAAGAAGTCTTTAAAATCATTAAAGAATCAGGTGGCTCAGAACCTGGAATTATCAATGGAAAGGAAGCTCGAAGACGCGCCCCTTGGTTCACCGGAGTCAACCCATGTGCAGAAATCTTACTTGGAAATAAAAGTTTCTGTAACTTGTCCGAAGTCGATCTATCCAAATTTAGAGAAGATTCTGGAGGATTGGAAAGAGCTATCTTCCTCATCGCTAGAGCGAACTATAGGCAAACCCTTGTTAATCTTGATGATGGAATTCTCCAAAGAACTTGGCACGAAAACAATGAGTACCTCCGGCTTTGTGGAGTGGGACTTACAGGCATCGCCAGCCGTGAAGACCTCGCTTATTACGACTATAAACGACTGAAAAATATAGCAGTACATGGAGCCTACTCTATGGCAGATGAGCTAGGAACTCAAAGACCTAAGAATGTTACTACAATTAAACCTAGTGGAACTCTCAGTAAAATTATGGATACTACTGAGGGGTGTCACAAACCGATAGGAAAATATATATTTAACAATGTAAACTTCTCTGTTAATGATCCTATTCTCCCAAGGTTGAGAGAGGCAGGGTATCATACTGTAACAAATCCTGTAGATGAACACAATGTTATCGTTACCTTCCCTGTTAAGTGGGAGAACATGAGATTCAGTAAAGATATTAATTCCAAGGAGGAACTTTATGTTAGTTACGAATCGGCTATTAGCCAGCTTGAGAGGTACAAGCTTCTTATGGATGCTTACGTTGAGCAGAACTGTTCGATTACAATTACTTATAAAACAGATGAGATCCCTGCTATCATCACTTGGCTCAAGTCTAACTGGTCTTCTTATGTTGGGGTTAGCTTTCTTCCCTTTGTTGATAATGAAGAAGTATACTCATACCTCCCACAAGAAGTAGTGTCTCAAAAAGTTTACGAGGAATATGTGGCACAACTTACCCCTGTAGATCTAGATGAGGTAAAAGGTACTCATGAAATTGAGGATGACGAGTGTTTACAAGGAGTTTGTCCAACAAAATAAAAAGTTTTTACAATTTGTAAAAGATTTTCGTACCTCTAGGAGACGTTTTGATTATGAGACAGTATAAAAATGATACTAGGTTGGTTATAAGTGATGGTTTGTTGAATACTTTGGATGTAATATTTCCAAATAAGCTTCCCTCGTTCCTTGTTAATGAGGCTGAAATAGCTCAATTGATAGGACAACAACAAGTTGTTACTTGGATTAAAGATAAGCAGGAAGAATTAAGAAATCAAAGTATTGAACATGAAGGACAAGTAACTATTAAAGGAGATTGATAAGGTGTTAGAATTATTAAATTTACTAATGTGTATGGGGAGTCCTCCCCCGCCCCCTCCTCCTCCTCCACCTCCTCCA